CTTTTGTTCCATCTGTACTTCTTGTAGCCTTGGCTTTTTGTTCAATACTGGCAATGAGTCTTTCTTTGATGTACCAGATAACTCTTGGGTTTGTTGTTGTTTCATATGAATATTCTGCATTTGTTGATAATTCTACTTTTGATTTAATTAATTTGTTTTGAAATGTAAGTAACTCTCTAGGTCTAAAAGAACTTGGAGCATCTTCAAGAAGATTTGGATTATAATATTTACCTTCAAACTTAACACATCTATAATCTCTTGAAGTCAATGAAAAACATCTTGATAAATCCTTTTCATCTAGTTTTACATCTATACTATTATTATTTACTATTATTTCAAACTTACATTTATTAGCAATAAATTGTTTATAAGCATAATCTAAGTTAATGCTTCTTGCATAATTTACTTTAGTATTAGCATATATAGAATTTATCCTTTTATAAGGCCCACCTTGTATAGATTCCCATTTCACATAATCATTTAATTGATATAGGAAAAGTTGAAATATATCTTCAGTATAATCACCAGGCATTAATAAAGATTTTGTCTGAGATATGGGGCCTGAACCTAAACAGAATCCTCCTTTACTAAAACACCCATTAGATAAGTGGGAGTGCCCATAACTTTTTATAAATTCCATAGGAGAAACAGTAGCTCTTATACCTTCTAAGTCAATTGTTTGTTGTTTAAAAGATAATAATACATATAGGTCTTTCATATAGTTTTTAGATTGACCATTGGTAATATAAAAATCAGTAAAATGAATAACTATACTATTGTTATAAGTATCCCATTTATCTTGACCATAGGTAGAATCTAATATTGAAGCCATACTATCAAAAAGACCTATAGATTCTCTTATAAACTTTTTTTCAAGATTAAATCTATTAGTATTAAAAAGTATTACTTCTTTTCTATAGTATGAACAATCTTGTAAAAAACATTGTATGCGAGATATAAAATCAAAAATTCGTTGCCTTCTTAAATCTTTAGTATTTTCATTATAATTAACAATATTTTTATATTCTAAATCATTTCCTAATCCTATTTTATAGCCATTGTTTGTAATATGCCTATGTTTATAGTACTCTATTTGTCTAATACAATGATTAAAATTTTCATATCTATCAATAATATGTCCTCTAAAAAGCTCTAATAAGCCTTTTTTTAATCTTAGTTTCTTTTCTTCATTAGAGGGAGAGGTGTTAACCTCCCCAACTAACACCTCTTTTATTTCCTCCATGATTTATTATTTAAACGTGTAAAGTTTTCTTTAAAGCTTCCCAATCTTGCTGAAGCTCTTTTAACTTAGCAGAATCATAGATTTCTTTATTAAATCTATTAATAATACTTAGTCTATATTCAATAGCAAAGATTCTCTCTCTGATTTCTTCTTCAAACAAAATACTTGTTTGATTAGAAGCAGCTCTAGTCTTCTTTTCAATATACTCATTAGCAGTATCAATAAGACTATTTAACTCTGAGGTACTCTTACTGGAATAATTTCCAATAAGAGCTAATAAATCCTCATCTTCTTCTTCAATAGCATAAATTCTAAAAGCCTTTAAAGCATCTTTAGCATCATCATACTCTAAATCAGATCCTCCAGATTTAACTTTTGTAGCTGATAAGAATAATTTAAAATCTTCTGTAGGAAGAACAGCAATATCAGAATCTAAAGTTAAGTGAGAACCGCCTAAAATAGCCTTCATACCTTCATATGTAACTCCTTCTTTGGTAAGATCTGCTTGTAATTCTCCCCAAGTAGTTGCATTTGTTTGAACTTCTTTCTTAGAAGCTCCTGCTGTATTATAAACAGTTACTGTAATCATTTTATTTGTTTTTGTTGTTTGTTATAAGCTTATTTAAAATTTTAACACTATAGTATTTACCTATAGCCTTAAACATATCTGTATAGTCTTTCCAATGAGTATTAGGTATAAATATAGATTTTATATTATGCTTAATACCCAATTCATTACCATATCTTAATCCTGCTTTATCATTATCCATTAATAAGTATATATCTTTAAACCTACTCTTTAACTCTGACATAACAGAAAGTTTAATGTCTCCTGATTCACTCTGTATAGAGCAACTATAAATATTATTATTTTCAATAATACTCATAGAGTCCTTTAGTGATTTTGATATTATTAAGGTGTCTCCAGTTTCAGGAAGCTGAGAAAAACCCTGTATAACGCTTTTATCAGCATTATTTATCCATTTATTTTCTAAATTAAGTGGACTATATATCTTCCATGTGTAGATACCATCTTTTGCCTCTAAATAACCAAAGCTAAAATCTGTATTTATTATCCAAGAATTAATAAAGACCTTTTTAATACTAAATACATTATATTTCTGCAAAGTTTCTAATCCTATACCTTGAGAACTCCACCAAAGGAGTTCTTCTTTAGTATAAGGCTTAGTTTTAACCTTAATTGATATAACCTTATTAATAGTACTATAGTCTACATCTTTCCTAGGAACTCTTTTTCTAATACTCTTTTTAAACTCAGTAGGTAAAGAAACATCTGATAGTCCAAAATCTGCACATATTTTACATAAAGCCTCAAAGTAATTTATTCTGAATAGCTGACTTACAAAAACAAAGCAATCCCCCTTATCTTTTGTAGCATGATCATAAAATAATAGCTTTCCATATTTTTCACTATAAAAAATACTAAAGCTAGGTAGATCATCCTTTCTTAGAGGGCTATTTGTATTTCCCTTAAAATCATATTCTGGAAAATAAAATTTAAATATCTGATAGTCTGATATATTATCTAATATATATTCAGATGTAGGTAATGGTAAATTATCATTAATTTTAAGCATTCTACAAAGATAAAAAAAGAATGGAGATAGCCTCAACTCTACCTCCATTCAACATCAACACAAAATATGTTAAAATGCAGGTTTAGCTGCAACTAAATCTTCAGGCTTATCAGCACCAAAGAACTCTATTTTACTAGGATCTAATACAGTAGTTAATGTATAGCTACCTTCTCCAAAGAAAATAGTAGTAGCTCCACCATTAGCTTTATACTGTACTATATCATCAATAATCTTATCAGAGTTCCTAGCCCAAGCTCTATCAGTTTTTCTAGTATAAACAGTCTGATAATATACAGTTTTACCTTCTTTATCAGTGCCTTGTTTAATACCCAAACAAACCTTAACTTTATTATTACAGATAATACCTTTTAGCTCACTAAAATCTCCTCTTAAATAAGCATCAACACTAAGCTGAGCTTTCTCACCTTTTTTAGTAGAATGATTAATATAATTCTTAACAAATTCAGTTAATTCTTCCTCACCAACAAGGGATTTTCTCATCTTATCTACATTGAACCAAGACATATTCTCAGGAACTGTGCCATCAGCAGGTAAATAAGCAAATCCTCCAAAAGCATTTACAAATTTAATCTTACCACCACTAGATTCCTTAACATCATTTACTAAATAAAAGTCTGCTCTGGTTCTGATTTTGTTTTCAGCATCATCATTATCCAACCACATAGTAATTCTAACTTGATCCTTACCTTCTTGGTTTTTACCTAAATACTCAGGTTCTTTATCAACATCAATATTAAGAATAGCTTTCATTTCTTCCTTAGTAGGATTAATGGCTATTACTTTAAAATTTTCTGTACCTGTGTAGTATTTACTAACTCTCTCTGTACTTTCATTTACTTTTAATCCACTCATATCTATATATAATTTAATTGTTTATTACTCAGCAATCAAAGCTGTCTTTGATGTATTCATGTAACCCTCTGTAGCATTTACTTCTACAGTATCATCCACTAAAGTAAATTTAGCTTTTCTAGGCTTATTTCTAAGGTTTACATCAAAACCCTTAGCTATAGACCTAATATCTGCTGGGCTAAATCTAGCTCCTGTAGATGTTGATAATTCTGTAGCCATTTCTTCTACTGATAAACCTTTTGCAAAAAGTTCTAAAAAACTTGTTTTTGTTATTTGTACCATTGTTTTTATTTATTAATTGTAATACTCTTCTATATGCTTAATTATTGCTCCTAAATCATTATCAAGTGTAGTGCTAGGAAACATTCCTTTAGGAGCTTTAGCTGTATTTACACCATCTGTTTGAGTCAAGAATTTATATTCTGGCTCCTTGTTGATTCCATTAACAGAAACATCAGAGAATAATACTATGGTAAATAATCCCTCTACTGTAATAGCAGAGTCTAACATTTTACCTATAGTTCTTATTTTTCTTTTCTTTCCATTACCCATATCTTCAACTTCATCATGGAATATGCAGACTACATTTAAATCCTCTCTAGCTTGTCTAGCTGCATTTAAAATATTAAACATATCTGATGCTATAAGACTAAACTTGTCAAAGCCTTTGTCTCTAGCTTTCTCCATATATTGAAAACTCATACTATATCCAATATCATCTAATATTAGATTCTTAATTTCTGGTCTATTTTTACTGATAAATTCAATAGCAGCACATATAGACTTACTATCACTAATTGCAGCATAATTACCACCAGCAGAAATACCCTCTGTATAGTTTTTCTTCCATCCCTTAAAAGGTAGAGGTTTTCCAGCAGTATTAATTATTGCTGTTGTTTTTGGATCTAATGTTTCAATACTTGTTGATTTCCCAGATCCAGAGGGGCCAACAATTCCTATCATATTACTCATACTATTTTTCTAGCTTTTTTAGTATTGCTTTTTTTAAACTTTCTAAATCTTTAGCTTCAATCTGCTCTAATATAATCATATCAGCAATTTGTTGTGAATTATAAGAACTTTTATTCACCTTTCTATTACTAAATAATAAACTACTAGCGTAGCTTTCATTTAATTCATATAAAAAAGTTACATTAGGAAATTTAGCCTTAACTTTTTTAACTGCTTTATTGTAGGCAACAACTTCTTCAGTTTTTAAAAGATCTTGTTTTTCTTTTAAAGTTATAGGTTCTGGAGATTTATTTAGCTGAGAATAAAGAGTTCTAGCTAAAGCCTGTATTTCTTGACCTTTTAATTTTTCCATATTTATAGTTTTAATTTAGTTACTCTTGTTAATAAAGTCTTAGCATAAAGCTCTGGTACTTCCCATTTATCCATTATTAATTGAAATGTACAACCTTTATTATCTTTATACCATTCAATTATTTTTTCTTCTTTAGTTTTTTCTGTTTTATTTACCATAAGTCTGATTAATAATTTTATTTCTCATTCTAAATATCATACTTTTAGCATAAAATAAACTTACATTAAATTTTTGTGCTAAATTCTCTCCAGTAATTTGTTTCCAAGTATTAAAATAATAATTGATTATTTCTTTTTCTACACCATTGATTTTATTCAATATTAATTCTTTTTTAATACTATCATAGTCATTTTTAAAAATAAAAAAGAATCCTTTTGTAGCAGATACTTTATTTTGACAACACTTAGAAACCATTGTTATACCACTATTTATTTTTATAGAAGCTTCTTTTGCAGAATTATATTCTTCTATAAAATTATAGTTATAATCTAACTTAATAACCTTTTTTGATATTTTATTATTAGGTTTTCCTTTTAATTTTGATATGTTGTGTTTATAATATTCTTTACACTTTTTAGACCTTTTTAAAATTAAATCTATTGGATCTTTTCTACCAGTATGAGATAATGAGGCTTTTATTTTAGATTCTTGAGACCATTTTCTTCCAGGTTTACCTTTTTTACTACTTGGAAAACTACATTCTCCTCCTTGACCACCTTCCCTATTATTTACTAATTTAAACCCCCAAGCTTTAAACTGAGCTATCCAATATATTTCTAACCATTCCCAATTTTCTTCTTCTGTAAAATCAATATCTTGTATTATAGGCTTATAACCTTCTTTTAAAATACTGTTTACCCAATTGTTTTTATGGTTACTTCTACTTGTATATTTAGCTTCTCTTATATGATTTGATAATCTAGCTGGAAGAGTACAAATAGTTTTTCCAACATATCTAATTTCTCCATTTCTAGGATCAATAAGAACGTAAATTATCACTCTTTTTCTCATATAACAAAAATATAAAAATATTTTTAGGAATTGTAATTCTTATAGTTTATTTCTGAGGGCTTAGGCAACTCTTCAAAACTTCCAGCTTTAGGATTAGCATATAAGCCAATAGCTATGTTATCACTAGATAATCTATTCTTTAGAATTTTAAGCATTATCATATTAGCTTTTAGCTTTTCAATATCATAGCCTAAACAAGAGTTCATATCCAGTTTATAAGGACACATAGTACCTAAAACAATATCTGCATCAGCATATGGATTCCTAGTAGATTTAAAATCTGTCATTTGTGGTGATAAATCTATGCCTTTAAACTTGGCTCTGTCCACTGTACTTAAGCCATCGTTAAATTGGCTAATAAATATACAGCTACAGCCAAACATATTTCTTAGCTCTACCATGTACTCTGACATCTTATCAATTATTTCTTTATCACTAAATCCCCTCTCCTTTAACAGTAATAATAAGTGATCTAATACCACAAGGGTATAGCTATCAGGATTATTAGGGATATATTTCTTAATTTTCTGTTTAGTTTTGCCTTCTTTGTCAATATAAGGTTCATACTCAAATTTACCCTTACTTGCAAAGAACTGCCATAATTCATTATAAATTCCTGTAGGATTAGTAGCTTTAAATCTGAAATTTATTTTTTTAAATAATTCTTCCACATATGGAATTTCAGAATCTACTAATCTCTGCTCATCATCATTCAATCTATTCTCTCCAAAACCTTTAATTTTCTCAGGTGGTATAGTAATACCATATTTATTATATATGATAACAGATAGCCAGTTACATTGTTTACTTAGCTCATCAATTTCATAAGAATAATAGAATATGTTATATTCTACTCCTAATTTTTCAGCATCTATTATAGAGTTTAATACTATAAAGTCAGCTAAGGTAGTCTTAAATGTACCTGACATTCCTCCAAGCAGCATATATACAGCTCTTTGTACACCAAAGATATAATCATTTAGCCTATTAAATCCATTAGCTAAACCTTTAAACTTACCTTCAATACCTTCTTGGATTCTTTTCTTTAAACTCATATTCCTTCTACCCTTTCTGTCTTAATAGTAGTGTTCTCTACAATCTCTTCACACCATTGTAATAACCTACTCATTCTTCCAGCTTTGGTGTGATCCTGAGCTTTAAATATAAAGTAATCTGCCTGTTGTAAATAAGTATAATTACTATTAGCACAAGACTTTATATAAGCTTCAGTAGCCTTTAAAATGTGTTCTTTAGAATAATTTGGATAAGTCTTCATAAATTCTGCCATATTCTTAGCACAACTATCTGAAGAACCCATAGCTCCAACTTTCTTACCTTTAAATAAGCCTCTATATTGAGAGATAAAATCATTTATATCTGCTTCAACAAGATTGCTTACTTGAGTCTTAAGTTTTATCTCCAAATTATCATAATCAATGATTCTAATTAACTTTCTCTTCTGTAATTCATTAAGAATGTCAATTAGTTCATCAAGCTTTAAATTATCATAGTCTATCATTATACAGGAAGTTTAAAAATTTAGGTAATTTAACACGTCTTAGTGCAAAATCATATCTATCTTCTTCTCCAATTTCCTCTGTATGTATTATAGTTTCATAATAAAAACAATACCTGTTTTCTTTTATAGACCATTTTACTATAGGGTTAAACCCTGATTTTAGCACAAGTATAAGTATTATAGAGCTAATAAATAGCACTATAATACCTATATCATGCAAAGATAACAATTCTCCCATTAATATCCTAGATTTTTCATTATTAATCTCATATCTTCTTCTTCTATTAAATAATCTCTATTAAATTTCTCTAGGTCTTCTCCACTAATCAATGTATTAAACTCAAAATTAATGAGTTCTGCTAATTCTCCATTACTTTGCTTTTCTAAAAAGTCACTACCATATTCTTGTTTCAAATATATAATAAAACTATCAAATTGATGCTGAGTTATTTTTTCCTCAGTTATTTCTTTTTGTGTAAGTGACATATAAATTAGTTTAAGATAATAAAAAGGGAGTAGATCTCTCTACTCCCCTATTAATCAATCGCCAGATATATTATTCTTAGAATGAAGCTAATAAGCCTTCAAAATACTTAATTGATTCTTTAACATCATTTAAGTTATCCTCAGCTTCAACTTTAGCTTTTTCAGCATTTTGGATTCCTCTAATATAAGCCTGATTATCAGTAATCATGGTTGTAGGAAATTTAGCCTCATTTAAAGCATCAGTAGCATCTTCCAAAGTACCTTCTAAATCTACTTCCTTAGCTCTTAAAGCAGCTAATTGAGAATCTACAGCACTTAAAGCTTTCCTTGAAATTTTGATAGCTAACTCTTCATTGTTATCACCTTTTAATTTTGCTACTACCTGAGCAATAAACATCTTCCCTTTTTTTACTTCTGTTGACATACGCATTTGTTTTTTGTTTTTGTTTGTTTTTAAATAATTACTAATTTACTCTTTTTGTTTTTACTTGTTTTTACTATAACTGGTGATTGAAATTCTAAATCTTCTTTATTACTTCTTTTAAAAGGAGGTATAGGATCAATATAAAAAGGAGAACTACCATCAAACTTTTCAACATTCTCTACTACTTTACCATATTTATAATAAGTGTTATTTGTTTTCCAAGCATCATCCACTACTATATCACCAGCTTTAAAGATTATATTAGAAGTCTCTTTATTACTTAATTGATTATCTACAGGTTTTTCTTTTAAAACCCATTTTTTAAATTGGTCAAGAGTAATTTCTGTATAGCCTTTTAAAATAGAATTAGTATTATTCCATCTATAACCATCTCTCCTATAATATTTATACCGCCCTTCATTAAATTCCCAATTATCAGGATTTAAATTATTATCATTAGCGTATTTTCTAACTACTTCAGAAACTCCTGGTAAAGAACAATCTATACACCATTTCTCAGGTAAACTACTCAAATTATTAGAATTAGTTGTTGAAATCTCTTCAGCAGTAGCTTTTACACAAAGACCTAATGATAAATTTCCAGTATCACAAGCATATCCTGAGTAAGCCTTAAATCCATTATTAGGTAGAATTTGACTTATTTGATAAGTTTCTTTATTACCTCTATGATATACCCAATCATCAACATCAAATTCTTCTATTTTTCCTCCTGATTGTTGTAAATCATAAGCTTCTTTAGTTGAAGGTTTAAAGTAGTCTGTGTAATAAGGACTATTAGAAGTATTTTCTAAAGTATATATAGTTTTACAACCACTATCAGATGTAAACTCAAAATCTCTAGTATACTTAACTTTATAAATTTTACCTATTTCAATCCCAACATCCTTTTTAATACATTCTACATATTCAGGTGTTTTTGAAGTACTAGGTTCTACTGTAATAGGTTTCATAGTTTGACATAATTTACAATCTTCTGTAGAAACAAATGATTTACCATTATTAAGATTTGTCCATTTATAATATGCTTTAGAAGATGATTGATTAGTCTCAAATGGTATTTTAGATCTATCTATAACTTTAATTACATCACCTATTTTATAATCATGCTCACCTGCATCAGGGATAATATTTATAATAAACTCATCTCCAATATTAAACAAATAATCACTTTTTGGGTCACATTCTGAAAACTCTTTTTCTAAGCCAGAGTATGCCCAATAAGTATTACTTGCAATAAATTTATAATTTGGAGGTAGGGTTACAGTAGTACCATCTTGGTTTTCTAATTCAAATACAGGAGAACCATATTGATTTTTACCAGCATAAAAAGCAAAGGTTCCATTTTTTATATGTTGATATTTTTTACCTATTATTAAATCTTCTATATTCATATCTTATTAAATTTAGTTATACAATCCTCTATATTATCACAATAAATCATATTGTATGCAGTTATATTTTCAAACATTTTATCAAACCATTTAACTTCATTAGTGTTAGCTGTTTTAAATACAAATACATTACCCTGATTATCAGAGTTACGCAACCTACCTAACTTTTGTACATTTTGTAACTCTTTGGAATAATAAGAGTGCATGATAACATTGTCTAGATTTTTGATATTAGCTCCTTGTACAAGTAGTTTATTAGCTGCAAGTACATTTAATTTATCTTCATCAAAATCATCTCTTAGCTTTTTATTAACTAAATCAGAGTTTCTTGAGCTTACAGTATTAGGAGTAATCTCTAATAAGGCATCTAAATCATTACCAAATATTAAAACTTTGGAAGTTAAATGTTTAAGTAGCTTTTCAATAGCTGTAGCCTTACTTTTAGCTTTATAAAGTACCTTAGCTCTGGCTGCTGCTGAAGTTCTTATTTTAAACTCCTTAACTCTTTGATCTTGTATAAATAATGACTTTTTAAATTCATTATCCCAATAATCATAAGCTGATCTTTCAGTAGCTAGAAAAGGCTTTAATTTAGAGCCTGAAACATAGTTCTTATTAACCATGTCTAATTGATGATTAATAACAAATATATTTAGTTTCCTAGAAGCATTATCCTCTACTGATTGATTAAGAGAATAAGTATAAACTATTGGACATATTTTATCTAATAGATCTCCTTTAGTAAACTCTACACCATCTTCAGTAGTATATTTAACTGTTCTATCAGGAGTAGCACTTAAGCCTAAAAGATAATCATATTTATTGTTTAAGAAATACTGGCTATAAGAGGGACTTAGAGAATTATGAATTTCCAATTAATCTCTACATTTTCATGTAAAGTCAGACTATATCATATAGATTATGAGTATTTAAGATAGTGTTGTTTAAATTTAGTTCCTTTTATAAGAGCCTTTTTAGCGGCTGCATAATTTTTAAGGTTAGGAGATAACTCTTTTACAAGCTCATTTAGACAAGAATATTCTTTAATAAAATTCTTGTTTATATCATAAAGTTTTACTTTTTTTAACTTAGAATAGTTTACTTTTGATCTTTCTTTTCTAACCTTAAAATTTTCTTTATAATATTCTTCTTTATAAGCCCATTTATATCCTCCAGCTCTTATAGAACTTTTTCTTTTATTTAATACATTAGAAATACAACTTAATGATTTTAGATTTAAACTGATTGTAGCATCTTTTACAGATCCCCATTCTTTTATTAAATTACCTTCATTATCTAGTTGCACTATAGAAATTTTTTTAGCATTGGCACTTCTTTCAATAGAAGAGTAAGTTCTATTTATTACTACTCCTAATCCACCTTTTGATATATTTGTTAAATTATCAAATTGTTTTATCCAATACTTTTCTTTTTCTTCCCAATTATTCTCATAAGCAATTTCTATAAGTTCAATAATAGGATTTAAATCCTTTTTTAATAAACTATATATCCATTTAGAGACTCTAGTTCCTCTTTTATGTTTTGCACTATGAATATGTTGGTAATATCTAAATATTAATTTTGAGGATGTAACTCCTATATACCTGATTTCTAAAGTTTCAGGGTCTTTTAAACAATAAATCTTAAATTCTTTCATGGTAATATTCATTTACAAATATTACCTCAAAATCTATGCCACCATTTCCAAAATGACTAAATGTCATAATGTACTCCCTTACGGGATAGTCGTTGAACCTTCATCTTTCCTAAGAAAGAGCTTGGCTGCGGATTGTCCAATCTTAATCTTTTTTACTATACCTAAGTAATTAACTTAGCCATATTAATATTACTATTAATACTTAGTAGATTAAGCTCTAAGGAGTTTCCCGTCAATTAGATGGCTTTTAGGCGGACAAAAGTCTATCCGCACAAACAAAGTTTGTACTCTCATTTTCCCATTTATAGGCAGTTTGATAGCAAGAAAACCTTATGTTAAAGTTTAATATATCTTTATTAACAACTTTACTAAATTTAATTAAATCAGCTCTTAAATCAATCTCTCTTTGTGTAGTTTCAGCAAGAAATAACACTGAGAAATTCTTAGCAGCTTTTTTATCAATATTTAAGCTTAGTAAAGCTTTAAAGAAACAAAAGGTCTTACCAGTACCTGTAGCTAAAGCTAGAGTACCAATGCAGTTATTATTCTTCCAAGCTTCAATAGCTTCATTTTGAATTTTATCCTTAATTAAATCTAGTGTCATATTATTCGTATATAGCTTTTATAGGAGTAAGTTTTTTAAGTAAGCTGGTTAAAAGTAAGATATCTTTATCTACCTCTTTTTTAACATCTTCAACTTTTTCAATATCTCCTCTAACTTCAAAATCTTCTCCTGAAGTAAAGGTTTGATTTAATACATCAATTAGTTTAAAGGTTTTATCTATTTTTTCTGAATAGTCCTTACCTGCTTCTAATTCATCTTCAAGTAGTTTAAAAAGAAAATCAATTTCTTCTTTATCTAAATTGGTACTGGTCAATAGTTCTGATAAGTTCATATTTACTTTGTTATTTATAATGTTCACTTGATTTGATTAACTTGGCTATATACCAAGTATATAAGTTAGGGTTCTCCAATAACTTTTTTAAAGCATATTTAGCTTGTGCTACAGGAGTAGCTCCTTCTTTTGTAGTTTCACAGTAAATATGCCAATAGTCATGATCTACATATGGCTCTTTAAAAGGTTCAGCGTCTAACTTAGGTATTCTCATTGTATAGCATAATATATATGCTGTAGTTTTTTTATCCATATTATTTTTTCCAATATTTTTCTATAATTGCATTCATTCTAATATATTTTCTCTCCATAAATAA